TGCGCACCACGCATCTGATTAGCCGCGCCGCCCACAATGGTCTCGCCCGCAGAACTGTCCGTGCCGACTTTCCCGAGGAAGTTACGGATGATTGCTCTTATCTGAGGCGCATCTTCCGCAAACTCACGCTCTATGAGACGCGCGAGGTTCATCGTCGGGTCGTCCACGAGCGGCAGGCTCTGGCGAATGCGCTGGAACCCGTCTGCTATACGTGCGTTCACATTGACGCCGGGCACATCCCGGAGAGCGAACCGGAGCGCGTTCTCGATATTCGTCAGACCACGGATGTCTTGCGGCCTGACGCGCCCGCCAAACTGCTGCGCCGTCTGGGCAATGCCCGCTGAGCCCGGCGTCTGACGAGGTCCGACGCCGTACTGATTGACCATCTGCGCAGCTTTTGGAGATGGCGTAGCAACGCCTGACGTGAGCGCGTTCCATGTCCGCATAGTGCCAGATGCGGCCAAGGGTATCAGGTTGAACGGGTCGGTAAATCCACGCGCCCCCGCTTCACCCATGCTGCCCAGGGTAAGCTCCCGGCCCTCCGCTGCCGATTGGATCGGCTCGTTGATCATTGCCTGATAAGTAGCAGTGCCCAGAGCAGTGTTTCCCGCGTCGTTAGCGAGCGAACCGCTGTAACGTGTTAACCGTGACGCTGCGTCTCCGCCGCGCGGAATGAGGTTTGGCGTCGTGATTGTTTTGCCCGTGAACGGAACAGGCACGCTAAATCCGCGCGCCGCAGCGTTAGCCCCGGCCCGGCCTGCGGTAAACATGCCGCTTAATGGCGCCAGCGAGCCTATTACTTGCGCTGACAAGGACGCCAACGGACGATCTGCCGTTGCCTGCGCGAGAAATTGCCGGGCGTCCTTGTTCAAGATAGCCGGAAGACCCAATGCTATCGAATTGAGAAGGTTGGCCTCATGCGCGGTTGCCGAGGACACGACGCCCTCTTGCTCGTAAACGTTTTCAGCAGCATCACGCCCGGCGATCTGCATGGCGTTGCCGCCCATTGCCATCAAAAATGGGTTGTCGAGCTTCTTGCCGAATTCGGCCATTGCCGCGTCGGCTGCTGCGTTTGCGCGCTTGTCCACGGGCGCCACACGCGCCTTGCGGGTCGCGCTGGCAATGTCCGCTTCGACTTGGCGCGCCTTTGCCAGCACAGCACTGTCTGTGCGGTTCGTCATACGGTCTGGGCCGGTTGCGCCGGGAAGGCTGGCGCGCATCTGTGGCGGCGTTGACTGAGCATTAGCTGCCATGTCGTAGCCGCGCGCCAGAAAGGGGCTCTGTGGACGTGACTGCGTTGCCTGCGCTTTCTCTTTTTCGAGATTGAGCAGCTCGAGTTCGAGTTCAAGTCTTTTGCGTTCTTCCGGGGTCATGGCTGTTATTCACCTCCGTTCAGCATAGCTTCCAAGGCAAGGCGGCGCGCTTCTTTTTCTTGCGTCCAGCCTGCCGCCGCACCTTCCACGGCGACTTGGCGCGACGTGTTGGCAGCGCCAGTCAGCCCTGCCGCCTGTTCTTCCAGGTAGCGGTCCCATGTGGCTTGGAAACCAAGGCCCGTTTCCGGGTTGATCGCGTCCACCGACCGCCAACGGCGCGTCCATTGTGCAATGTATTCCGGCTTTGCGCGCTGAATTTCTATCAACCGTTTTCCGGCAGTAATCATGCGCCTGTTGGTCTCATTCGCCATGCGCGGTCCAATGTTAGACGTGATGGCAATGGCTAGTTCGCGTTCAGTGTCTGAACCGCCAAACAGCTTCAGCATATTTGCGGCAAGTTGTTTGTTGATCGTGTTGAACTCTTCGTAATCGCCAACGGATTTGTCTGAACTCCAACCAAACCCTTTTAAGCCGAGATCGTTTGCAATTGCTCCGGCATTGCCTCTGATTTCGGCTAGCGCGCCCGTGTCATAGCCGCTGTTCAAGATTTCTTCTGCGCGGTTGAAATATCCCAAGGTGGTGTCTGTTACATCTGCGTCTTCGAGCGCGCCCGAGAACAGGGACGCACCAGCACTGTCACCCGTCTTGCCGAAGATAGAACCTGCACCCGCAGGTCCGCCAACCATGATCGTCCCGTCCGGAAGAACAGTCACGCCATTTTCTGGAGCCCTCTCTGGGCCTGCTACCCGTTCTACCTTGCCGGTCACCGTGTTCCTTTGGTAATATCCACCCGGCGCACCGTCCGGCGCGTAATCTTCGTAGGTTTCCACAACCGGCGCCGGGTCGCTGTAATCAGCGTAAATTTCCGCCGGATTATCTGGATTTACGACGCGGTTATTGACGACCAATGGATCGCGCGGTGTCTTAGGAGCCTGCGCCAGCATGGCAGCTTGAATTCCATATTCCTGATTATTGGCAAGAAGTTGATCCAGCGCAGCCTTGCCTTCGGGTCCGGTTTGCATTGCCTGCTGCATCAGAGCTGACTGAACGCTCTGCGCTTTTGCTTCTGCCTCGTCGGCCCGCTTGCCCGCGTTGCGCGCAATGAAAGCTTCGCCCAGCTTGCTGAACCCGGTGACGAGATCGGTGGCCTGCCTGCTGTTTGCGCCTTCGAGCAGCATGTCCGCGATCTGGCGCTGACGCGATGCTTCCGACGAGACCCTGCCTAAATTGGGCGAAACCTCGCCGAGCGGTTCGGACAGGATTTCTGCGACGGACTGCTGTGGCTGGGTTTGCACTAGGGCTTCGCGCATAGTTGGTGTGCTGACGATATTGTCCCGCATAGAACCGCCATCAACAACGGTTTGATCTGGACCCATCCGATATGGGGCCACAATGCCTTGACGCATTGATCCGCCGGGAACGGCCATTTGAGGCTGCATGCGGGAGCGGTTGAAGACGTTGTAGGGCATCACACCATCTCCAGTCCGAGCGCAGCATAATCGACCACGTAGAAGCCTATCGGGTGCTTGCTGACCGCGTCAGGCCGGGTCTCCATGACTTCCTGTGCCATGACGCCTTCGTGGACCGTGCCGGGCTCTTCCCACACGTAGCGGAATTTATACCAGTTGTGCCCGTTGCGCTGGCCCATAGGCTCTATGTCGGCTTTGATGCGGCGATCTGAGCCGCCACCGCCGGGGGTGGAGGAAGGGGGGTTGGGTCGCCCAAACAAGCCGCCCTGTCCGATTGCTGCACCGCCCAGATTGAACAGTCCGCCCATCATTGCCTGATAGTTCGCGTTCTGCTGCTGGTAATTGGCCATCTGGTTGTTGAAGCCCTGCTGCCTGATCCCCGCATAGTCCGTGGTCGGTATCATGGCCGACTGAGCAATCCCGAACTGCGGGGTCTGCACCTGCGAACCTGACATGAGCGCGGTGATTTCGTTGATGGGCTGGTTGCGGAGCGCGAGCTGTTCCTGCATCGCGCGCATACGTGCATTGTCCATCGCGTCATAGATGCTGGCCTGCTGAGCGAACCGGCTGTCAGCAATCGCATCGCCCCTGCCTTGGATCGCCTGCTGGTTGCCGAACTGTTGCTGGGCCATCGCATCGCCGTAGCGGCGCTGGTCCTCTGCCATGCCGAACAGGCCCGCACGCTGTGCGTCGTCATAGCGGCGCATGTCTTCGCCCATGCCGAACCGCTGGAGGCCCATCGCATCGCCATACCGGCGCTGATCTTCTGCCAGCTGGTAGGATTGCAGGTTGTTGGCGTTGTTAAACTGTGTGCCCGTGAGCTGGTTCTGGAACCCGGCCTGACGCGCGTCATTGGTGAACCCTGCCGCCCCTCGAGCCTCGCCCAGCAGGCGGCTTTGCTCCTGTCCTGATCCGAGGATGGCGCTGGTACGCATGTCGGTGTTGGTGCGCTCGAAATCTTGCAGTGCGCGGCTGTAGGCCTCTGTGCCGATGCCGATGCCCTGATTGGCGAGCTGGGTGCGCAGCCCTTCCATGTCGCGCCCGCGCTGCTGTTCCAGACGGCCCATGAGCGCGTCCTCGACCCGCTGCCGATCTGCGCTGAAGCCGCCTTCCGGCGTGTAGCTGTCTTGCAGGTTTGCGTTCGTGCCGACCCCCCCGAACTGCGGGCCAGCCGTCGCTTGCGATGCGCCCGGCACCATTGCGCCTTGCGACATGCCCGGCAATGGCGTGCCGGTGGAGCTGAACTGCGGGGCGTTGAGATCGGCGCCGTAGGTCGCAGGCCCGAAACCGGAGCGATCTGCGCCCGCTGGCACGCTGTCGAGCGAGAACGGCTGCGACAGCAGTTGATCAGCACGTCCAGACTGGTTTGCTGCGAGCGTGGCAAGGTTCAGGCTCGCGGCATTGTTCTGGGCGCGGATTGCCTGCGCTTCGGGGCTCAGTGTCGTCGTCGCGGTGTACTGCCCGGTCGCAGAATAGGTCAGCGAGCCATCTGGTGTGACCTGATTGACCTGCCCCATCGCTGTGTTGGCGATAGCGGTCGATACGTTCGTTCCGGTCTGCGCGCCAGCAACCTCTTGCGGGTTCGGCGGGGTTGGGGGTCTAGGCTTCGACATGCTCACGCTCCTTCTGGTAAAACGCACCTGCTCGCCACTGGTCGTCAGTCAGGAACCAGACCACGCCGTCCTCTTTCCTGCCGAACAGGCGCGGCACGTCATGGCGGGTAAATCCGTAGGCGGACAATTGCCGGTGCAGTCTTGTGTTGTGTTCACTGTTCCGTGTCATGATCATCTGACAGCCCAGAAGGTCGAATGCATACGAAAACAGCTCATGCAGGATCGATCGTGTCATCCACTTCGGTGTGATCGACGCCCCGCTGAATTCTATTGTCTGTGCAGGGACATCCCATCCGTGCCAGACCCAGCCCGCGACGAGAGCGCCTTCCCGGTTGATGATGCCCACCGCGTTGCACGGGCCGAAACCTTCAGCACACCGAGGGATCAGGTCAGCGACAAATTGCTCGACCGCGTCCGAATGCCCCCACACCAGTTTCATACAACCACTCCGCCGATCTCATACATTACGTCGAACGCCATCAGTTCCGCATCCGGCTTCGGTGTCACGCCGCACGTCACCTGCACCTGCGGAGCGAACACGAACCCGGCCTTCGCCACCGATTGCCAGTTGCTGGTCACGCTCAAGGCGCCGCCGGAGCCATCCCAGATCGCTGTGTCCCAGAGACCGCTGTCCCACGCAGTGACCGTGGAGTTAGCCACGCTGCTTGGCGCAGCTGGCAGCGTCACGCCGTAGTCCACGCTTCCCGACACCTTGGCAATGAACGCCCGCGTGGCGCGGAATGAGGCTCGCACGAGGTTTACGGATTTGATCGCAGGACCGGCGCCCAGATAGCTGAAATGCCCGACATATTCGCATGCGTAGGTGGCGCCATTGTCGCTGCCGCCGCTGTCGGTCTGGTAGATAAATCCCTCGCCCGTTCCGACATAATGCACGCCAAGCAGGACCGTTTGCCCACGGATGTCGAACGGCGCCCCGGTAAACCTGCACCATGCCCCGGTTTCGAGGTTGCAGACAAAACTCAGCTTGGCGACCGAGGATGACGGGCTGGGCATGCCCACGATCATCTGGTTTCGCTCGCTGTACTTCTTCAGCGTCCAAGGCAGGCCCGCGCGGTCGCGCACAGCCGTCGTCCAGTCTGGCTCGATGGCCCGCGTCACCGCAGCGAGGCTCAGCGCCGCCGGGTCTTTGCTGACGGCCTGCGAGATCGGCACGATGCCTTCGACCGTCGCGACCAGCAGTTCGCCACCTGCGCGCTCCACCGCGTTTTTACCGAGCGGCGCTGCAATTTCGTAACGGCCCGACAATTGCCATGCGTTCGCATCGCTGGGGTTTGTGCCCTGGTAGACCGCCACCTCGCCCATCGTCGAGACGATCACGCACAGGTCATCCACACCGTCGCCTGCGTCCAGCGACCATGTGGCGCCAAACAGGATGCTGCCGCCCTTGCCGAACACGCCAGCAAGGCTGAAACTTGTCAGCGCGCCGCTCTTCGACCCCACCGGCAGATACCAGAACCGCATCGATCCGCCTTCGACGAAAAACAGGCGGTTCTTGTAGGCCCACACATGGCTGAGCAGCGAAGTGGTCAAGCCCGTCATGGTGCTGGATGACCATGCCGATCCGTCATACTCGCGCGGCGTGTCAGCGCCGTTGCAGCCGACGAGGAAATCGCCGCCGCTGGTCTGGAATTGAACGAACGTCCAGTCGCCGCCGGTCAGGCTCGACACTGCTGCGCTGGGCGCCACGTTCACGTTGGCGACCGTTGTTATGTCGTAAATGGCAACGCCGGTCGCTGCAAACAAAGCCTCCGTCGTGCCGGACTGGTAGGCAAAAACAGATGTGCATGCAGCTGGCAGCGTGGCGTATTTTGCGCACCCTCCGCGCAGTTTGATGCCGGTCTGTGTCGGAAACCAGTTGTCCAGCACCAACGCCGCCTGATCGACGGGCTGGGCAAGGCTTGTGTTCGTTACCCAGCCGCGCACAGGCGCCGGAAACGTCACCGGGCGCGCCTGTCGAGGCGACGGCAAAAGGGGCCTGCGCCCGCGAGGTTGGAGCGCCATTCTCATCCGAGGATGTTCTGCGGATATGCGAACACTGCATCGCGCGGCATAGCCGCCCTGCCGATGCGGATGATCCTGCTGCCTTTGTCGCGGTTGATCAGCTTGGCAAGCAGGTCTTGGTAGTCCGCCATGTTCTCCGCATACGGAAGGCCCTTCATCTCGCGCCATTTGTATACGAGCGCGAGCTTCAGCAGGCGGTTATTCAGCCGGAATGTGTCAGTGTCCGCACTGAATTCATCGACGTTCACCAGCGCGCTTGTCTGAGCCCAGTGATGCGACTGGTAGAAGTACTTCACCGTGACGCCTGATGCCAGCGCAGGCTTTACGTGGATTTGGTTGCCGTAGATGATCCACGCATTGATCACGAAGTCGAAAGCCTGAACCTCAAGCGATAGCCACTCGTCACGGTCGGAGACCGGCGTCAGGGGGGTCTCCAGCGATGACGACCAGAGCTGGGATTTTTCCAGCATCCGGTCGAAATCGGCTGGCAGCGTGAAAGTCTCGTCTGATCCGTCGCCGGTAATGGTCGCGATCTTGTTGAGCATCTGCCATTCATGAGCCGCTGCAATCATGTAGCCCGCTTCGTTGATCAGCGAAGCCAGCTCGATATGCTCACGGGTCGCCGAGCCGAAAACCGCCGTAGGTTTTTCGAGCGCGATCCCGCTTGTGCAGGCGTCCTGAATGATCGACAGCGTCGTCATGCGTTAGCGGCCTCTTCTGCCGACATGATGTCGGATGCCATTGCCAGCAGCGTTTCCAAACCGGGGTTGCCCTTCCACGAGCCGCCCTTCGCCTTGATGAATGTGCGCAGGTCGCTGGCAGTGTGACCGGCAAACGGCCCGTGCTGAACCACTTCAATCTTGGGCGTGTCTTTGGAGACAACGCCGGTCATGCCTGCGCCAGCAATCATCTTGCGCATTTCGTCGAGCTGAGCCTGAAGGTCGGCGTTCTGCGCTGCCAGCTTGGCCTCGATTGCTCCGTCCTTGGCGCGCTCAAGCCAGATCGCAGCCTTGTTCTTCCAGTCGCGCGCGTGCATGCCGAGCTTTGTCAGAGCCCCGCCTTCGAGCTGGGCGAGGGCTTC